CCGCCAGCATGGGCTGCTCAATGGTGCCGCCGGTGGCCAGCATGGGAATCTGGGGAATGTTGAAGCCCAAGGTCTGGCCGCCTACCAGGGGCACCCAGTCGGGAATTGTGACAGAGATGGAGTTGATGGCCCCAATGGCAGAGTTGATAATCCCAATCACTGCATTGATAGGCCCTTTCACCAAGCCCACAATGCCGCCCCAAATGGTGCCGAAAATGTTGGTGACATTCTGCCAGGCGGCGGACCAGTTGGCGGTAAAGATGTTGGTGATGAAGTTGATAACATTCTGGAGGATGGTCAACAGCCCCTGAAAGGCGGGCATCAGGAAGCTGATAAGCCCCGTAATGGGCGGCATTACCACATTTACCAGGTTGATAAACGCCTGCCCTACCGCCCCCACCACCGCGGAGATGGCTGGGAAAATGGACATCGCCAGCTGCTGCAAGGGCGCCATCAGCGGGGAAAGGGCCTGGAATATCTGGGAAATAGCCCCCGCCACCGTCTGGCCCACAGCCACAAACACCGGGAAAACATTCTGCGCCATTTGGAGAAAGGCCCCGATGATCGGCTGCAGGTACTGGGTCAAGGATTGCAGCGGCCCGGAGAGTCCAGCCAGCACGCTGCCCAGCTGGGAGAACGCGTCCCCGGAAAAGAGCTGGGACACCAAATCCATCACCGGGGAGAGCAGGGGCCCCACCACCGCCTGCACAGCGGAAAAGGCCTCTGCAATGCCCTCGGCCAAGCCGTCAAAATTGACCTCCTGCAGGATGTCCGTCAAAAAGCTGGTAAGCTCGTTGGCCAGGGGCAGCAGTTCCACCTCAAGCTGGCGCCCTAAGCCTTTGAGAGTGTCCCCCAGGTTGTCGTACTTGACCTCCTGCATGTTTTGGAGCTCGTCCCCGGCGGCGTAGGCCTCGTCGGTGATGGAGGCCAGCTGAGTCACCACCTCGGGGCCCAGGTCCTCCCACATGGTGCCAAACAGGTTGACCCCGGCAATGTTCTGCTGTACCGGGTCCTCCATACTGGCAAGGGCCGCAATCGTCTCCGAAAACGCCTCTTGGGCGCTTTCTCCCCCGGCGGCGAACTTCTGAGCCATCGCGTCCGCGTCCATGCCGATAGCTTCAAAGCCTGCAGCGGTGGTTTCGCTGCCATCCACCACCCGGATGGACATTTCCTTGATAGCGTCGCCCACCTTGTCCAAGTTCCAGGCGCCGGAGTCCGCCCCGGCTTGCATGATCTGGAACATTTGGTCCGCGTCAATGCCAACCTTGGCAAACTGGCCGCTGTACTCGCTGATGGTGTCCAGCAGCTCCCCAGAGAAGTCCAGGCCGTTCTGGGCACCGGCGGCAATCAGGTTCATGGCGTCGTCGCCGGATATGCCGAAGTTATTCACCAGGGCGTTGGCAGCCCGGACGCTTTCGGCCACGTCGTACTGGAACACATCCCGCAGGGCGAAAGCCCCTTCGGTGACGCTTTGCAGCTCGCCATCGGAGAGGCCTTTCATTTGCTGGGAGACAGTAGCCACAGCGTCGGCTACATCCGCCATGCTGTCGCCGTAGTTGTTGCCGTAGACGTTCTCCATTACGCCTTGGAGGCTTTCCAGCTCGGCACCGGTGGCCCCTGTGGCGGCGGAAATCTGGCCTGTGGCGGCTTGGTACTCCGTGCCGATTTTCACCAGGGCTGTGGTGAAAGCGCCGCCCGCTGCCACGCCAACCTTAAACCCGGAGGAGAGGGCCTTGCCTATGGCGTCTCCGGTTTTGGAGGCCGCTTTCTGGGCCTGCCCCATCACCTTCTGGACGCTGGGGTCCAGCTTGCCCAGAAGCTCTATCGTGGTTTCCACTACGCTTTTCGCCACGGAATCACCTTACTTTTTCGGCTTAGGAGCCGTCTTTTTCAGCCAATCCACCACTTCCCCGTACAGGTCAAGCAGCTCCTCTAGGGGAAGCTGGCCCGCCTCCCGGTAAGAGGTAGCGGTGTGCATGGTGATAAAGGCCCTTATTTGGCGGAGGTCTCGCTGCCGGAGGAATCCTCCGAATCGCCGATGAAAAAAGCCCGCACCAGGGCAATGGCGTTTTTGCAGTCCTTGGCGGACATGCGCTTTACGTCCTCATAGGCGACGCCCGCCGCCTGGGCGAAAATGGCCATGTGGTAGGAGGGGTCAATCTCAATGGCCCCCACCTGGATGCCGTTGCGCTTCATGTCCTGCAGGGCGGTTTCCAAATCGCTGCCGGTGAGCTTCTCCAAGTCATAGGGAACCTCTGTTTTCTCCTCCCCGTCAATCATCACGGGACGTTTCAGCTTTAAAACTTCCATAGAACCTCCTTACAGGTTGTCGCGGACGGCCTGGCCGTAATCCACGCCGTTTACCAGAAACACGTTATTCAGCTTGTCAATCTCGATGAGGGTTTCCCCGTCCTGGATGTACTTGTAGTAGGCAACTTCCAACACCAGGTTGGCCTCCTGGCTGGCGTTGTTTTCCAAAGTGCCTCCCTCCAGGGACTTGGCAAAACCCTTGACAATTTCCTTATTGGCGGAGACGCTGGCAGCCCCGGTGGAGGTGTCGATGGTATCGGTGACCCAGCGGGTTTCCAGCTCGTGGGTGCCGGGGGACAGCAGGGCCACCGCCCGGGGATTGGTGCGCCGCAGGCCGATTTCATAGGTCATGGACCCCAGCTGGGCGTAGGTGGGCATGTCGATTTCGCCGTTGATACCCGCGCCCGAGAGGGTGTCTGTCAAAAACTCCAGGCTGGGCCGGGTGATGGTGGTGGTGTCCTGCACATAGGCGGGGCTGCCGCCGTCCCGGCTGTAGACGGCGTACTGGACGGTCTTATTGCTGGTAATCATGCGGATTCACCTCCCGTGAGAGAAGAAAGCCCGGCGGTGGTGTACTGGCACCGGAAGGTCAGGCTCTTGGCGTTAGGCGTGAAGGTGTCCTTGATGTTGAACACGAAGTCGCCGGAAATCATGGCGTCGGTGGTGTTGTCGTCAGCGTCGAAGGACACGGTGGCATACAGCAGCTGGCCGGCGTTTACCAGGGCGTTGAGCCATTGCTGGACGCTTGCCAGCACCGCGTCGATGTCCCGGCGGGCAAAGGGCATGTCCACCTGGTCGATGTAGTTGTATTGCAGGTAGTTGAGCAGGTACAGCCCCATGCGGATGGAGGCGTCCTGCTTGTCCTCGGGAAGCATGTCCTCCTCGGTGTTAAAGTCGTAGTTGGCCATGTGGGGACCCCACAGCCGCAGGCCTCCCCGGATGATGTTCACCGTGGTGATGCCCACCTCGTTGAGAGAGTTGCCGGTCACCTCGGAGACAAAGATCTCCGTGCCGTCCTCCAAAATGGTGGCGTCCGCGTTGATGGCCTTGTTGGAGGGGGAAATATAGGGGATGCCGCCGGCGCCGGTGTCCACAGTCTGCATATCCACCGCCGCCAAGGTGGAGAGGTGGTACTTCTGCCCCTGGAAAGTGGTCATAGGCCAGCAGACTTTATCCAGACGGCCAGTGTACTGGTTTTCCTCCTTCCATTCCATCGCAGTAGCAGGGGTGTTCGTAGTGGAGTCCGCGGGGATGTCCGACACAGCGATGGTGTACCACTTCTTAGCCAGGCGGTCGTTGGCCTTGGCCAACAGCTCAGTGTGGTAGGCGGGAATGTGGGACCACCCAGGCGCGGCAATGATGTTGCAGATTTCCCCGGTTTTCACCTCCGCCACATCCAGAGCAGCCAGGGCCTGGGCGAACACCGTAGAGGTCAGGGTGGTCTGAGTTACGTCAATCTGCTTGTAGGTGGCGGTAACGGTGGAATCAGAAAAGCCAGATTTCGTCACATGAATCTGAATGGCCCCATCCACATAGCTCATGGTGTAGTCGGTGCCCTTGGCCAAGGCCCCGGAAGTGGCGGAGAGTGTCACGTTTTCAATAGCCGCCAGGGGGTCAGAAAGTACGCCGGTCTTGTCTCCTGCCGCCCCGGACAGGGTGACAGGGGTCTCGGTGTTATCCGAGGCCAGCTTGGCGGGGTTGGTCATGTTCACACATACAATGGGGCCAATGGGCGCGTCCCCAGCCAAAAAGTGGGCGGAAACGGCTTCGCAAAGTGTGAAGTTGGCCCAGTCCGTGGAGTAGCCCAGGCTGGATTCCACATCCCGGTAGCGCCGGATCAAAAGGGGCGTGTTGATGTAGGGCGAGTAGTCAAAGTCAGCCGCGCCCTGGGTGTTCACCTGCTGGATGGGTGCTGTGCCGATATAGGCCGGCACCGTCCCCCTGGCAGGGATAGAGCTGTTGGCAAAGGGGACCTGCTCCCCATATACGCCATGCTTGTATTCAGCCGCGTAAGCCATGTAAAAAGTCCTCCATTTCGTTGGAATAGTCCCCCCGCATGGGGTATTCGGTCACAGGGACGTCCAGGGACAGCCGCAGGTAGCCGTACCAATAGGGCCAGCTCAGCTCGCTGTCGTACATTCCCATTTCCAAAGGCCTGCGGAGGTTCCCCCGGCCCAAGGTCCACTGGGTGATGAGGGAGGTTTTCAGCCGTTCCATCATACTCAGCAGGTCTTTATAGCCGGATGCGTCAGGAATCTGTGTATCCCGGTACATACCACCGCCATAGGTAGTGCAAACCAGGCGCACGTCCAAGGTGTTCTCCTGGCCGGTGTCCTCGGCGGTGTCCAGGGCAATCAAAATCCCCGGAGTCTGGAAACCTCCGGGGATGAAATTCTTATGGGGCCAGTAGCATTGCGCTACATAGGGTGTCACATATTTGGGCGGGTCTATTTCCTCCCGCTGGTACTTCATGCCCATTTCTTGGACGGCCTTCTCCAGGAAAGCCTGGAGGTCGTCCAGGGCGTCTTGGGTGGTCATTTGGCAAGCCTCCCCAGTCTGTACTCGATTTCATGGGCCACGTTCTTCTCTAGGGCTTCTCTGGCGGCGGTCTGGGTGGCGTTTACCACGCTTATCTCCCGCACCATGTTGGCCGGGGAGAGAGTGCGCTGCATTTCAATGGTGCGTCTTCCCCGCTGCCGGGAGAACAGGCCCACCGTGCCGCCTTTCCCCCGAGCCACAAAAGCGTGGGGGTAGCGGGTCTTTTGGCCTTTTACCACCTTTACAGAGGGATACGCCATCCGCTTGATCTGCCGCATAGTCTTGCCCTTGTGGCTTTTCGGTTCCTTAGGGGTAATCATCCCCCGGGCGGCCACCAGGGAAAGCCTTGTACCCCGTACCTCAATGCCGCCCTGCAGCTTGGCAGGGGTGGACAGGATGGGCTTTACCAGGTTGTTGGAGCTGTCGCTTTTGAAGCTGTCCCCGCCGTTTAGGGCCCCTTTCTTGATGTTGTACCGGGTGGTGACGGCCCTCTGCATGGCAGTGTTGGTGGTTTTCACGCTGCGGTTGATGGCAGAGGACAGCCCCTTCCGGCACTCCTCCGGGGCCTTTTTCAAAACTTTGGTGAGCTTTTTTAGTTCTTTTTCGTCAAAGCGCGCTTCAATACGCATAATCTCTCCCCGTCCCGGCATAGGTGATGGTGATGTCGTACACCCCGGCGTTTTCCTGTACCATTGTGATGGTGGCGTGCCGGCCGTCGATGAGAATGGCTTCATCCGCCCGGGGCGGGTGGCGCACGTTTGGCACTTGCTCCCAGCTCTCGGCGGAGATGTAGAACAGGGCGTCCCCCACCAGCAGGCCCTGGTAGTCGGTGCGGATACGGTAGTTCAGTTCGTCCCCGTCCCACACCACAGGCACCTGGGCCCCGTTGATGGTGGCCAGGTCCCCGTGCTCCTCCACGTCGATGAACACCTGAGAGATGTCCTGGTGCATCCACTCTTTAAAGGTTTTGCTCATTTTCGGCGGCTCCGGGGGCGCTTGCGCTCCGACTCCTCAGGGGCATCTGTCTTGGGTTCATCCTCGGGAGCGCTGGTGTTAGGGGTGTCTTGAGTAGCGGGCCAAGCCTCCGCAAAAGTGGCCCACCCCTCACGCACCAGGCGTTCCTCATCCTGGGCGGACAGGGAAAGCAATTCCCCCGCCTTGCGGATTTTCCCCCCGTGGAGCACACCCGCCTTTTTAGTCTTAATCACTGAAAAGCCCCCTCTCAGGTGGTAGCAGCCACAGTTGCAACATACCAGGAATCGATCTCCTGAGGCACAGGCAGAGGACGGCTGGACATACGGAAATACCGCCGGTCAGGGTCCTTCTCAATCCAGGAGTCAGCGCCGCGAGTGCCCATCACAGAGGTGATCGTGCGGGTCAAAGGGTCAGAATATGCCAGCACACCATAGTACAGGGTGCTCAACATACTATCCGAGGCAATAAGAATCTTGCCCTTGGGCACCATGTTTTTCTCCGTCGGGGTGCTGGGTGTAGTCCAGTCATCAATGTAATACTGATTGTAGACATAGATCCGCAGGTTGGGCATGCGCAGCCGGCCCGCGAAGTATACGCCGTCAGCCATGATCTGCGGCTCACTCTCCAGGTTGAGCAGGTGCCACTGGTTCATGTAGCCCAGGTCAATACACCTGGCGATAAAGGCGTCGTAGGCGTTCTGGCTCATGATGCACACATTGGGGGTCTTGTACCCCTTGATAATGCACTCCTGAGCCCAGGTCTGCAGGTCTTTGATAGGATCCGCAGTAGACGACGCGGCGTCCCACAGCACACTGGCAGTGCCGGTGTTGCTCAAGCCGAAATCAATGTCGTAGTCCACATCCTCGCCCCGGACATGGATCACCCCATCGAACAGGGCCTCAGAGCACATAACTTCCTCCCGGCGGCCAATCTGGGCGTCAAAGTCCCGCATGGTCATGGCCAGCAGCTCCATGCCCCGCTCCTGGGGAGAGGTGCCGGAATTCATCAGCACCTCGCCGGGCATCCGCTTCAGCACGTCCTCAATGGTGGTCACGTCCTTCACGGCCACCAAGGGGGTCTCCGCCTCGTTGGTGGTATAGCCGATCTTCTGGGCAACGGGGGTCTTGGCCCGCATGGACACATAGGGAGCCACCCGGCGCTTGCCCTTGTACACGTCGAAGGCCACTTTGGTGGTAGGCTCGGTGACGCGGTTGCGGAAAAACATATTTTTGAGAAACTGAGGGGTGTCCGGCAGCTGGCGAACCATTGCGGACAGGGTAATAGGGTCAAAAAGATCGATTGCCATATAGATATACCTCCTTAATCTTCGTCGGGCAAAGCAACCTCGCCAGACTGTACATGGACAAGCACAATGCCCTGCTGGAGCAGTACCATCTTGTTGGTAGCGAGATCTCCGGTAAGGCCCACCGCATCCTCGTTGTAGTAACCCGCGCCATAGGCGAGCACCTGACCTGCGCCACCGGTGGTATCCGCGTCCTCTGCGGCGATCATGTGCAGGTCACAAGGAGCTGCTACAGCGGCAGCCTTGGAAAAACTCGCGGCCACAGTGCTTGTGCTAGCTCCAGCAGCTACAGTCACAGCGGCTACAAGCAGATCTCCACGTTTTACGGTCTGGCTCGCCGCCAGGGGTACGGTGGCGATCGTGTGGGTAGGGCCTGCAATCAGGCTGTCATAGTTCATCACTTCTTGGGTAAAAGCCATGTGTTTTTCCTCCTCACTTCTTGTTGGGGTCGATGGCGTTGAAGGCCTTGGCGGCAGCCGCTTCGGCCTGGGCTTTCTTGGCCTGCTCCGGGCTGAGGCCGGGGGCCGCGCCGGAATTGGCGAAACCGCCCACGGCGTTCACAGTCTGGGCGTCCTGGGCAAAGCCGGCAAGCACAGCGGCTCCGGTGCGGTTGACCAGCTGGCCCTCTTTAGCCGCCTGGAACAAAAGGTCCCTGGCGTCCACAGGCTTTTCGTACTTAGCGGCATCCAGCAGCTCGGGGCTGACCGCGCTGGCAACCTGATCGATGGCCTGCAGCCGCTGCCTCTCCTGGGTCTGGCCCTCCAGCTTGGCAGCGTCCACCAGCTGGGCAACCAGGTCGGGATAGGCGGCCTTCAGATCTTCCAGATTTTTGATTTCCATTGTCTCTTCCTCCTTTGGGGATGGTTTGGCCGCTTCCAGCGGCTCGGGAATATGGTCAAAGGGCGCGGTGTTCACCATGTGCCCGTTGAGCATCAGGTTCTGTGTGGAAAAATCACGCTGGATGGTGACAGGCTCCTCCAGCAGCTCATCGGCAAAGTGGGCAGCCACTGCCTCCTCGCCAGTCATCCAGGTTTCCGCCGCCATCATGCGGGCGATTTCCCGGTTGGAAAGCCCTGTCCGTTCTGCATAGCCTGCCACAATGCCCCGTTTCACTGCGTCCAGCTGGTCCGCAGACTTGCGCATCTCAGAGGCAGTGAAAAGCCCCACCTGGAAACAGGCGGGGTCGTGAATCATCATATAAGCGTTCCGGGGGATACGCACCGGGCTACAGGCCAGCGCCACATTGACGGCAGCAGAAGCGCACAGCCCGTCAATCTGGCAGGAAATCCGCCTGCCCTTGGCCCGGGCATCCTTAAAGGCCTGGGCGATAGCCATGCCCTCGGTGGCGTCCCCGCCGCCGGAATTGATATGCACCACAATCTCCGGGGTGGTAATGCCCGCCAGTTGATCGACGATCTCCTGGGCGGTCACCTCGGGGCCGGGCGTTCCTTTGTCCCGGTCATAGGACTTCTCGTGGGAAATGTAGTCGTAGATGTACAGGTCGGTGACTTGGTCACTCTCCCTCACCCAGTTTAAGATCCAGGACTTGCTCACTGGGCAAACCTCCTTCCGCTTCCTTGAGCATTTGATTTTCCCGCTTCAGCTGGCGGGCGTTGCGCTTGAAGTTGCCGCCGGTCAGGCCGATGGTCTCCTCCTCCCGGGTGGAAAAACCGTTTTCTACCCGCTGCTGGGCCGCCTGGACTTCCTTGGTGGGGTCCAGCATGCCCTGGGCGGGGCCGTTCCAGTCAGCGCCGCACCAGGCCCGGCGGAGCACCGGGTCTTCCAAAAAACCCGGGGCCTCTATCCGTCCCCTGGCCACAGCTTCGGTGAGGAACAGCTCGTACACTGGCTGGCAGAACTCCCTGGCAAGCCACTCCCGGCTGGCCTTAAAGCGCTTCCAGGCCTCCAGCAGAGCGGCCCGGCTGGCGCTGTAGCTGGCATTAAACTTCTTCAGCAACAAATCTGCGGGGATTTCCAGCCCGGCCCCAATGGTTTTGGACACCGCGTCCACAAAGCCGTCAAAGGCGCTGTTGGGACGCTTGGGGTCGGCGATCTCCACCTTTTCCCCAGGGGCCAGGGTGACAATGGCCCCGTTGCCCATCTGGTATTCATTATCTCCCGTGGGGATGGGCGGAGTACCTTCCGGCAGAGACTCTCCCAGGGGAAGCTGGGTGGTCAGGCCCTCGGTGGTGACAAACACCGTGAAGAAACTGGAGATCACCGCCGCCATCAGCTCCGCCTCCTCGTAGCGCTTGAGCTGCTGCAGCTCCTCGATCACCGGGGCCAGCAAGGGTACCCCCCGGCGCTGCTCAGCCCGCTCCGGCTCAAACAGGTGCAGCACGTTGGGCCGGCCGGTAATGGCGCCCCAGGCAGGCACCCGGTGCCATTCCGGGGCAGTGAACCGATAGCCTGTCATGGCGTAGGGGTACTGGTTGCAAACCCAATAGGCCACCGTGGCCCCCTGTTTGTCAATTTCCACACCGCTGTAAATTTCATTTCCGTTTTCCGGGTTGCTCCCCCAGAATGGCATGCCCGCCCCCAGAGGCAGGCCCATTGAGTAAGGCGTGCAAACGCGGTCGCTTTCTAACAGCTGCAGCCTTAGCCCATAGGGCATGTACTGATTTGGCTTGCTGTATTTCAGCAGGCAGAAGCCGTCCCCGTTCATCAGCCAACCAGTAAAAATTAAAGCTTGCATCTCATAGAAGTTGTTGAGTCGCAGGGCATCGCACCGGCGGGTTTCCGCCCAGAACTTGAACTCTCTTTCGGCCTTGGCTTCCCAAGCGTCAGCTTCTTCCTCGGACAACCCTAAATAATCCGCGTCTACACGGCTTTTCAGATGCAGCCCCGCCCCCACCACATTGGTGCGGCTGGTCTTGATGGCGCTGGCGGCGATGGGGCTGGTCATGTACAGTTCCCGGCTGCGGTTGCGCAGCGTCCACAGGTTGGCGTCAATGTCCAACTGCGGGCTGGCAGAAACCCCGGTCATCCCCTTGAGGGACTTTTTCACGTAGGAGGCCCCACCCTCGCTGTAGCCGGTGTTGGCCACCCGCTTCATCTGGCCCAAAGCCATGCGGGCTGCCTGCCGCTTCATAGCGTGCAGAGGCGCCACGGCCTCCAACGCTTTGTCAAAGAGATTCAAAGGCCCACCTCCTCACACGTCCCGGGGCACAATGCCGGATACCTTGTTGGCTCCGCCGCCCTTCTCCATCGCTTCGGCAGCGGCCAGCCGCTTGTACAAATCATCAATGGCCGCCCGAATCTCACCCAGGTTGGCCCGGGTCAGGTTCCGGCCTCCCACGGCGTAGGACTGGGCGCCCTCCAATATTTGCTGCTCGGCCTGCAAGTACATCTCCAGGCGCTTGCTGTAAAATTCCACAAGAGTCATACCATCACCAAATTTCTATACTGCGGGGCTGGCGGCGCCGCTGGGGCTTGGGGGCCGCGGTGGCGGGCTGTTCCGCCTCACCCAGTCTCCGGCGCTCCAACGCCTCCAGGTTGGGGTTGAGAATTTCCAGCGCCGCCTGGTTGTAGTTGCGGATGTCCCAGGGCTCATTGCGGGCGGACGCGCTGCGCTTTTCCCATCGGGTGGCAGGCCGCCCGCTTTGGGTGTGGGTCACCCGGCGCTCGGCGGTGAGGCCCTCAAAGTAGGCCGCATCATAGCCCCGGCCCGACTCCATCGGGAAAGCGCAGTAGCCGGGATGCTCAGGAAACTGCACCTGCAGGCGGGAGGACAAGGTGTCCTTGCCCACGTCCACTCCAATGGTAAACAGCCATGCCCCTGAGGCATGGCGGCTTTTGGGCCGCTGGATAAAGGCTTCCCCCGCGCCGCCCCGGCCCTTGATGGCCCACACCCGCCGGCTTTCCCGGGCCCGGCAATAGGCGTACACCTCGCTGGTGTAGTGGCCGCCAGAGTCCACGCAGGTGGTCATCACCTGAAGCTGCTGGCCGTCCGCCCGGATATAGTTGTCGAAGAGCACATCGTCTAAGGCTGTCCAGGTTTCCAGCTGGCCCGGGTCGCCCATAATCACGCCATACTGGATGCCCCAGCTACGCTTTCCGGCGCCCCAGCCAACAATCTCGTATTCCAGGCGGTTGTCCTGCACATCCACCCCGGCTGTGAGCACCAGCACCTCCCCCGGTACCTGGCAGTTGTACATTTGCCGCCGGCGGAGAAGCAGCTCGTCCATATCCAGCTCGCCCCGCTCCTCCCAAGAGAGGCCCAGGGCGGTGTTGTGCCACACCTTCATGGCCTCCACGCCGTCGTGCTTGGCCCGGAGGAAGTCCTCCACCAGCTCGTCCCAGCGCTTCCAAGGGGAGGCCAGCTCGTTTAAGTGAAACCCCCGCCACTTGCGGCCGGGATACTTCGCCACCCAGCGGATGGGTTGCCGCTTCCAGGCTGCTTCCTTGGACAGGGCCCCGCACTCCTTGCAGACAAATCCCAGCACGTGGGCCTCATCACTGCCACTTTCGTGCTCGAATTTCAGTTGCTCCCAGGCGTATTCTTGGTAGGCCCCGCACTGGGGGCAGGCCACCTCCAATTCCTCGGCGGTGGAGCTGTCAAAGTCCTTGTCAATGCGGGATTCCCCCTTGATGGTGGGGGTGGACACCTCCAAAACCTTGCGATTCCAGAAGGTGGTGGTGCGCTTCACAGCCAAGGCCACCGGGTCGCCCTCCCGGCCGGCGGAAACTGGGAAACGGTCCACCTCGTCCAAGAGCAGCACCCGGATAGGCCGGGAGGCCAGCTTGGAGGGGGCGTTGGCGCCTATCATGGTAATATGTCCCCCGGGGAAGCTCTTGTGAAAGGTGGTATTGCCCTTGCGCTTGTCGCCAGTGTCCAGCACCTTGCCGGACAAAGTGGGACAGTCCCGCAACATGGGGGCCAGCCTATCCTTGGAGAAGGCCTCGGCCATATCCTCGGTGGGCTGGATGTACAGCATGGGCGCTGGGTCGTAGTCCATGTAGTAGCCAATGGCGTTGAGGAGAATCTCTGTCTTTCCCACCTGGGCCGAAGACTTCACCACGACACGCTCCACCCGAGCGTCCCCTACCGCGTCCAGAATTTCCCGCTGATAAGGCGCCCTGTCCGTACGCCAGCGGCCCCTTTCGGCAGAGGCTTCCGGGGACAACACCCGGTATTCATCCGCCCACTGGGAGACGGTCATCTCCGGAGGCGTGGCGTAGGCCTGCATGAGGCGCTTAAACAGCCGCAACGTGCGCCGATGTTCAGTTTTCCTCCTGGTCGTCGTCGCCATCGGTTTCATCCTCCTCAAGGGGCAGGGGGTCGGCAAAATCGGCGGGGTCATACCCGGCGATTTCGTTGAGGGCCTCGGCCACCTCCCGCTGGAGCACCTGCTGAATCTCCCCGGCGTCCTCCATGCCAGCCACCTGGGGCGCGGCCTTTACGGGGATGCCCAGCAGCCGGGAACGCACCGCCGCAGCGGACTGGGTCCACACCCGTTCCACATCCTCGGCCCGGTGGAGCTTGCCCTCCAGCAGCTGCACCGCGAGCTGGGTTTTGCGCATCTTCCAGCGCTCGTGGTCGGCGCGGATTTCATCCAGGCTCTTTTGTTCCTGGCTCTCCTCCAGGCTCTCCAGCTTGTAGGTGATGTAGGACTGCACGGACTTCTCCAAATCGTAGACGCCCCGGCGCAACTTCACCACAGCGCCTTGCTTGGCCAGCAGTTGTACCCGCCGCGGGGTGATTCCCAAGCAGTTAGCCAGCACATCGGCAGCTACTTCCACGTTCTTCCTCCCAAACGAAACCGAACCGGCCTATTTTCGAACAAAAATTCTGCGTTTTTTTGCGGGTCGCAGTAACCACTCGCGGGAAATCCCCTGGAAGGACCCGCAAAAATTATTTTTTGTCTTATCAATCAAAGAAAAGCTTTGTATCACTGTCAAATTCAGCGAAGTTGTCACCGTACCGGGCAGCCTTGCCTGCCATCAGAATGGCACGGGCCACCATGTCCTCCTGGAAGTCCTCCAGAATGTCCGCCAGCACAGCCGCGGTCCCTGCCTCGGCGTTGTCAAAGGCGGCATAGTAGGTAGAAAACCACATCAGCACAGAAAGACCCAAAATCAGAAAACCGAAAAGGGGCAGGATGAGGAATAAGGGCAGGGATAAAAGGGCTACGGCCAGCGCATTTAAGAATGCTTTGATGGTGTATGCCTCTGGGGTCAATGGAATCCCGGCGATTGCCAATGTAGTCTCAAGCTTTCCACGTCTAACCGGATCCAGATGAAGAAAGCGGGACAGGATCCGGGCGATGCGGGTCAGATAAACATCATATAAGTTTTCTCTGCCAGTGCCGGTCTGCTTTTTTGCTGCCATCATGGCTTTGGATGTCCGGAGTGTGGGGATATCCGTAAATGCGCAGGAGAGATAGTAGCAGGCAAAGCCGGTGCAGACAGAGGCGATGAGAAGTAATAATCCAATCATGGTATGGGCCTCCTATCCTTTGTATTCAATGGGCCGGCTTAGCTGCATGATCCTGGTAAAGGAATAGAGAATCACGGCAGAGCAGACAGCCAGGGTAATCTTTCCTGGGAGCGTAAACAGCAATGTTTCAAACCAGTCATGATTTAACAGGTAGAGGAGCGGGATGTTGCACAGGACAAGGAACATCATGGCAAAGGCCTCCCGCTTTGGTTCGTTGATGATAGCCTCCAGCTCTGCCTGGACAATGCGCATATCCGAAAATTTCTGCACAGTAAATGTGAGCGTGTGTTTCATGTCACGGTCAGACTGGCATTGGATCAAGGTGTTGCACCACTCGTGGAAGATCTGGTTGGGAATCTTCATTTTCAGGGAGTTGATGGCGGAGATCATGTTGGCGTTGATCATTTCTGCTTCGGTGATGAATGCTTCAAAGTTCCCTTTCACTGGTGGGTTTAGGTAAGGAATGTTTTCCTTAACGGCTTTCAGCAGGTCCCCACTGCGAAGATAGGAGGTGGTCACTACGGAAATGGCCGTTTCCAGTTCTTCGTTTAAATGTTTCCGGTAGACGGCAGCGGTGGAACGCAGATACCAGATGGGAGCAAAGGCAAAGCCTGCGCCCAGGACCGGGATTAAAAAAGGGTTATTTAACAGCAGGGAGATGACCGCCCCAACGGCAAAGAGCAAGACAGAGATTCGTTTGATCACGGTGAAACGTCCTTCACGGCCGGTGGTTTTTAATAGCTGCTCAATCTCCACGCTCTCCCGGTTGAAAAAGCCTTTGGCCGGCTTGCCCAGAAGGACATCCACATCATCCTGCAGGGTACTCTGTTTTCCCACGGCTAACACCTGGATGAGATCCATAAAGCGTAGTCCAAACAGGGTAAAAAAGCCGTTTACTAGCAAGGTAAATACAATCAGTTGGATCCAGCGCATAGATTCAAGTACCTCCTTCCTGAGAAAGAAGACGGTTTAACTCTGTCTGCGAGATGCCATTATCTAGCAGCCGTTTTTTCAGAGAGTCTGAGAACTGCCCCAGTTTCTGATGTTTCCCAATGACGGTCATTGTTCCGTGGATGATTCGGTTATCCGATACGTTGTACTGATACAGGGTGCGGTAGATCAGCTTCCCGTTTTCAAAGTCCTCGCCCTCGATAATCTGCATGATCTTTCGGGAGCCGTCTTCTAACTGCTTGGTGAAGACAACGATGGGGTAGGCTTCTACCATGATCTGCATCAGAATCTCATCGGCCATGTTGTATTTTCGTTTGGCCAGGGTCATCATCCGGCGGTAGGTGGCTTCTGCAGAGTTGGAATGGATGGTGGTTACGACAGTATGTCCGGTTCGGGAGCTTTCTGCCACGGACAAGGCTTCCTTGGCGGAGCGCATTTCCCCGACGCCGATGACATCCGGATGTTTCCGCAGTACCCGTTCCAAAAGGAGATCCTGGTCAATATCCAGAGCAGGATTTTCTGTCCATGGCATCTCATTGCCAGGATGGGCTCCATGCATTCATCTTGTTTTTCCACACAATTTTGGCCCAATGGGACACACTGCATTGCAGCACCAACCAGCCTGGAGAGAACAGGGCCATAAAATGCCATTTTCCCAACTCACAGAGAGGACTCTAAGACGGTTTGGGGTTGGGACAGTTACCCTGAGAACTGCTGTTAGTCCACCGACAGTGAAGG